CACCTGCCCCCTCCGCGAGCGGCGGAGCACAGAAGTCTGGGCGCTGGCCTCAAATCTGATCGCCGCCGCGATTAAGGCAAACAGTGTAGAAGACCTCGCAGGGGTTCGCGATTTTCTGGACAGTCGCATGGGACGCCACTTCGCCGATGAGGTGATAGGCACCCTGCAAAGCGGAACCCCCGACAGCGAAAGCGCCATCAAGGCCAGCATCGCCAAATGGCAGGGCTGGCGCATTTCGGTCCAGACCCAGCGTCTTGAGGGCATCCCCGCAGGGCTGCCCTACCTGACCGGTTGGGTTCAGTATTTTGCCGCAGCCGCGGAGCAGGGCGAAAGCGCCTGACCACCGCACCTCCGATGATCCCGCAACCGGTAGGTCGCCTTCATCGGCAGATCCAGTCGGCGTGCAAGGCTTCACCTCAGGCGGCACTGCCCGTCACGCTTCCCAAATCTGTGACCTTCCGGTGACTCTTTCACATGAAGATCACTAGGTAACTTGCTGACTCAGAGCCTTATTCGCCAACAAGTACGTGAGAATCTTGCCTGTATGATTCTCTGTCTGTTGGCGGACCTGCTCGGCCGCCAAGTGGCCTCTAACTGGGCCAGCCTTGCGCTGGCCCATTTTTTCCGTAGGGCCGACATTCACATACCAACAGTATGCATCGGATTTGGCTCATTTTACTAGCGCATACGCCACAATCAGGGGAACCACTCCTTTGCTGCAATAGGAACGCCGGCCCATGCGCGCTGCAGGCGCCTCGGAAACGGGAATGATGCCGCTGCGGTTTCGTGACGAACTGATCAGCATCCCTCGACGCGCATCGAAATCCGCATTATATTCGCACTGAATTAGATGCGCACCGGGAGGTTTTCTATGAACATCACCAAGGACATCAGCCCGTTGACCGAATTCAAACGGGATTCGGCGCGCCTGATCGCCCAGATCAAGGAGACGGGTCGGCCGCAGATCCTGACCGTGAACGGCAAGCCGTCAGTCGTCGTCATGGACGCCGCCGCTTGGCAAGAGATGCAGGACCAGCTCGACTATGCCGAGACGGTGGCCGGTATCCGCAAGGGACTGGCGCAGGCTCGCGCCGGTGAGGGCGCCGACGCTAGCCAATTCTTCGACACTCTCGCCAAATCAAATTGACGGCCGACATGAACGCAGCACTGCCCGTGATCATCACGCCGAATGCGGCGGAGGATCTGACTGCATCATGGACCTGGCTGCGGGATCGCAACCCGAGCGCGGCCGAGGAATGGCTGACGGGGATCCGCAAAACCATTCTCAGCCTTGGTACGATGTCCGAGGTGCATCCCATCACACCCGAGGCTCGCGAGTTCGACCTGACGATCCGGCAGGCGCTTTACGGAAAGGCAACGCGTTGGCGGATCTACTATGCCGTCATCGATGAGGCGGTGCACGTCCTCCATGTCCGCCATGGTCGCCGGAGCGACTGGCAACCCTGAAGGTCTCGAACACGCGCCTTAGCAGATACCCCCGCACCAGCGAGACACCGACGAAGGCAAGGCCGATGGCCAAATGCTCGCTGAGCGCGGCCTTGAGCCCGAACCACGGGAACACGATGATCTGCGTGATCACCGCAAGACCGTAGCCTACTGCGACGTTCGTCACCGCTTCGACCAGCGACATCGTGCGGGACTGCGTCATGCCTCAAACCCCAAGCGGCTTAGCGCATGACGAAAGCTCGCTTCCTGAAACTCCCGGCTCAAGCTGCCATTTTGAATGGTAACGCTCACCGGGGACGCGCAGGGCAATGGTTTGATTGGAACAGTCGACGGCCGGCAGGTAGGCGATCGCCTGCCGATCAAGCGCAACGAGGGCGTAGAGATCGAAGGCATTTTCCGGATAACGACGCCGCCCACCTTTTCCTGCGCGTCGCAGGTGGAAGAAGTACCCAGGTGTCGCCCGAGTGCGTGGATCATGGTTTTTCGGTTTGCGGGTTGATTTGACCTGAACGCGAAGAAGCGCCCCATCGACATCCACCAAGATATCGTACGGCAGCCCTTGATCGCTCAAGAACGCGCGATAGCCACTCATGATGAGGTCGGCACACACCAAGTGCTCGGCGGCCTTGCCAACTTCCAGATCATCACTGCATTCGACGTCTGGCCTGTCAAACTCGCTGTCAGGCAAATCAAATCCCAGATGTTCAAACAGCGATTTCTGCATGTCCCGCCTCCCGTTTCCGTTCGACGTCTTCGAATGTCTGCCCCGTTTCCGACAATTGCGCCTCCCGGCCGGTGAACTCTTGCCAACGACGGATGATCACATCGACGTATATCGGATCTAGCTCGATCAACGCCGCGTGGCGCCCCGTCTTTTCAGCAGCGATCAGCGTCGTGCCGCTGCCGCCAAAGGGGTCGAACACAAGATCGCCTTTACGGCTCGAATTCCGGATAGCGCGTTCGACCAGCGCCACCGGCTTCATGGTGGGATGCAGGTCATTCTTGGAGGGCCGCTGAATGTTCCAGACATCGCCCTGGTCCCGATCGCCGCACCAGTGGCGTTTCACGCCCTCAGGCCAGCCATAGAGGATCGGCTCGTATTGTCGCTGGTAATCTGCGCGGCCCAGTGTGAAGCGGTCCTTCGCCCAGATTATGAAGGTCGACCAATGGCCGCCTGCGGACTTGAATGCTGCCTGCAGCGTTTGCAACTCGCTGGACGACATGCAGATGTAAACGGCGCCATCTGTGTGCGAATTGATCAGCACGCAGGCGTCGTAGAGAAACTGCCCAAATGCGTCGCCCAAGGCATCGTTCTTGATACGACGGCCTTTGCCCGCCTTCTCGGCCCCCACACCACCCGCATAATCAACGTTATAGGGTGGATCGCAAAAGCAGAGATCTGCCTTCACGCCCCCGAGTACCTTTTTGTAATCGGTCACCACGGTACTGTCGCCGCAGAGCAGCCGATGGTTGCCAAGGATCCAGAGGTCACCGGGACGGCTGATCGGATCGTCGGGGGGTTCTGGAACATCGTCCTCACCCTCCTGCGGGCCGGTGCCCTCCTCGAGGCTGGACATCAGCGCGTTCAACTCATCCTCGGTGAAGCCGGTCAGCCCGAGGTCAAAATCCGCCTCGAGCAGATCCGCCAGTTCGAGGTTCAGAAGCTCCTTGTCCCACTCGGCGTTTTCGCTAGAGCGGTTGTCCATGATCCGGAAGGCGCGCGCTTGGCTGACCGTCAGCCCCTTGGCGACATGCACCGGCGCGGTCTTGAAGCCGAGCTTACGCGCCGCTTCCAGCCGCGTGTGCCCGGCGAGCACGACCATCGCCTCGTCCACGACGATGGGCTGGCGCCACCCGAATTCCTGGATCGAGGCCGCGACCGTCGCGATCGCCTGCTCGTTGCGCCGCGGGTTGCGCGCATAGGGAATGATCTGCTCAAGCGGCAGGTCGACGACGTCCATGGTGATGTCCTTGGAATGCCCGAAAGCGAAACGAGTCTGGAGTCCAAAGCGAAATGGGGTCTGATCCCCGTTTCGGTTCAGGCGTGGTTTATCTGGCCGTTAGGCCTTTGTTTTGTTGGGGTTCGTGTCAAAGCGAAACGAAACGGGTATTTTTCAGGGTGTCACTGGGAAACCCTCGGGCCTCGCCCCCCCGAATACGGTCACAAACAGGAGGGACCCGTTCAATTTCAATGGGTTGCGAGCCTCAACACTTTGATCGGAGACAGTTTTTTCGGAGAAGCCGGTCACCACCTATACCTTGCGCCAGCCCCTAGAACCTGCACCATTCGCTCAGCCACATGTCGATCAGCTTATCGTTCTAATAGCCTCTCGATCACTATCTGTCACATCTTATAGTGTCTCACCGAAAAGTGTCTCATGCGGATGAAATAGCTTGACAGGCTTTACGGAAACTGTTGCGCCCGCCGCAGTTTTCCGGTAATTTTACCGGGAAAAGAGGACATCATGATCGCAGGCCAATCCAACACGACCCAATGGCGCAAGCGCCAAGAAGAACTCGGCTTCGTCCGGGTTGAGGTTCAGGTACGCAAAGAAGATGCCAACCTAGTTCGAGAGATTGCGAAAGCCCTTGGTGATCCATCGCGGCACGATGCGACGTGCGTGACCTTGCGCAAACAAATCATGCGGCAGCCCTCCAAGAGTTTCAAAGAACTTCTTGCCTCTGCGCCTTTGGAGGGGATTGAGCTAGATCGGCCCCGTGATTTCGGTCGCGAGATCAATCTGTGAGTTACCTCATCGACACCAACGTCATCTCAGAACTGCGTAAGGGCGACCGATGCGACCCTGCAGTCGCAGCATGGTGGGCCAAAGTTGACGAAAATGAACTCTGGACCAGTGCGCTTGTACTCGGTGAAATCCGCAGGGGTATCGAACTTGCTCGGCGCCACGACCCGCAAAAAGCAAAGGTCTTGGAAGCATGGCTCGAGGAAGTGATCTACGGATTTGGAGATCGCATTCTGAATGTAGACGCGCAAGTTGCCGATGAATGGGGGCGAATGAATGCCATTCGTCCGCTCCCGGTTATCGACGCCTTGCTTGCTGCCACCGCAAGAGCCAATAGCCTCACCTTCGTCACCCGAAACGTATCGGACGTGCAGGGCGTCGGCGTCGACCTCCTCAACCCCTTCACGGCCTAAGGAAGGCTCTCGATCTTAAGCGCCGTGCTTGTCCAGCACGGCGCCCAGAACAGGGTATATTAAATCATATTGCGTTTCGGCTGAATACCGAAGTCGCCCTATTCAAGATCCACGCGCCTTTGATATCACAAACTGCATCGATCGCTTGCTTGGCACAGTCCTGCCGCTCAGCCGCCAAGCTATTACTGCAAGTCCATACTCGTGCCGTCTGTTCGCGGTTGCCCGGCTGATCCCCTGCCCCCAGCAGATGCTCTTCCAGGACTTGCGGTTCGCGCGCGCCCAGAGAATTTGTGCGATGTCGCGCTCCACCCACCGCAGCCAGAGCATCGTCTCATCGGCCTCAGAAATCATCCGTGGCGAGGGCAGTGGGCGCCGCATCCGAGGCGTTTGCTCCACTTGATCGGCAAAGCTGTGCAGGTATTCGGGCCAGGTGCTGACATAGCCTTGCGGGCGCACTGGCGGCAGGGATTTCATCACGTCCGCTGCAAGCTCCAGCCGATCAGCCACCATTGCGCGCGTCCAATCATTTCGCACAGCGCACCTCCCTCACCGCAGGAAGGTGGCCATAGAGCTTGTCCCCCAACTGGCGGACGAGTTCACGCTCGGGCCAGGTGAGACGCGGGTCATCGAGCGACACGGCCAGCACATGCTGTTCATGCCAACCCTCCCGCTTGACCTGCTCGGGATCCCGGCGCTGGCCGCCATAGCCCTTGGGGTAGAGCCTCATGCCACACCGCCTTGGGTCTCGAGAGCCCAGTGCAGGATGGCGATGGCGTCGGCTTCGTTGTCGTCTGCGGGGCTGTAACCGCGCGCACGGGCAGCCGCGATCATGGCCTGCTTGGACGCATTGCCGTGGCCCGTGGCATGGCGTTTGATCGTGCCCACCGGAACTCCCTCGTAGGGAATGCCGCGCAATTCGCCCCACGAGGTCAGCGTGGCCATCAGACCGCCGTAGACATGGGCCGCGTCAGTTCCGGCGTGGCGACGAACTTCCTCGAACCAGATGGCTGAGATCGGGCCGGAGAGCCGATCGAGTTCCGTCAGCCAGTTGGTGAAACGCAGATAGCGCATGCCGCCACCGTCATAGCGGCCGGGCTTGAAGCTGGCCGTGCCAGTCGTGATCAGACCGTCATAGCCACGGATGGCCCAGCCGGTGGTGGTGCCGAGATCGAGCGCCAGAATACAGCGCGGGTGTTCGTTGGATTGGGCCATGGAGACCTCCTCTTCGCTTTGGCGAGCGTGGCGAGAGGGCTGGCCGGTGAAGGCTGTGGTCTCGCCAGGCCCCGAAGGGTGGTCTGGTCATGTCAGGCGCGGGGCGAACCCCTCGGCAGTTCTTTCTAGACCCATGGAGGGTTCGGGTGAAGCATTTCGCCGCCTAACCCCTTGGCGTCCCTATATAATAAATATAATTCATATTATTATATAGTTATAGGGGGTAGGTCACTCTCTACTTATACCGCGCGCACGTACACGCGTAGGGAAAATGGTGTCCTCTTGAAAGATTGAAACAAGGGCCTGCCCTCATTTTTTCTAGACGATTCTGATGGTTACTGGTCATTTGACTTCCTTTTGAGAAATCCTGCGCCCTGAAGCATCGCGCCAGGGGCCGACCCAGCGTGCCATCCTGTAGACCATGGCTTGCCTGGTGGAGGAGCCCCGCATGCCGGTGGTGATGTCCCCGCCCTCGATCAGGGTGAGCAGGATCTCGTCGCGATCACGGGATTTGAGCCACTGCGAGGCCCGGGTGATCTCGGACTTGGTGATGCCCTTGGCCCCAGCAGCTCGGATGATCTCCTTCAGCCGCTTCAGGTGGGCCTCGGTCTCGGTGTCCGCGACATGCCGCTCGACCGCCTCCATCGTGCGCTGCGCATAGTGCCGCACGAAACTGATGGCCCAGTCCGCTGCCGTGATCTCGATCTCGGGGCGTGCTGGATCGCGTCCCACCGCCACGATGAGCGCAAGCTTCAGGGCGTTTTCCCCGATGCGGGCGAGGATCGCCGTGAAGGCCGTGCCAGCTGCAGCGCGCAATTCCTCTGTCAGCTCGATGCTGAGTTGGCGGAACCGAACCCGGGCCTCCTCGGTCATTGGCACGATCATTGGGTTTACGGCGGTGTTCTGATCGGCGGTCTTGCCGGTCAGGTTGCCCTTCTTTCCGCCTCCGCCCACCGCGATCATCTGCAGCCCCTGGATCAACGCAGGCGGGGCCTGCCGGATGCCGACGGCGATATTTTCGTCGGGATAGTCCTCGTCGCTGGGCAGGATCAGGAAACGGGCCAGCGAGCCGTCGACCACGTTCGCCCCCTGCAGTGCGCCCCAGAAGTGCAAGGGCGTCGTCGTGCCATAGACGCAAAGGCAGGGCTGGTTGATATCGCGCCTCTCGTTGGTGCCGTCCCGATTGGCATATTCCGCGCCGAGGAAGATCCCGCCGGCCGAGGTATAAAGCTCGGTCATGTTGTCGAGGATTTCGGTGATATGGCGCGGGCTGCGCTTGCGGTCGGCGGCGGCCGAGAGGAACATGCCGAACTCGTCGATCTGAAACAGGATCGCGGGCTGACGATGCAGCGCGGTCAAAAGCCCCGCGCCGGAGGCGATCTTGTTGCCTCCGAGGTGATGAGCCAGCCCCGCCTCGAAGAAGGTCTCGTTGATGATTTCACGGGCGTGGTTCTTGCCCGATCCGCTGTCCGCGATGCCGACGACATAGAGGTTCGAGCGCAGGTTGCTCTCGGTGCGGTAGTTCCGCCCCATCAGCGCACCGATGGCGCAGAGGCTGGCCCCAAGCGACAAAAGCGGCTGCGGGCGCCGGGCGGTGGTCAACATGTAATCGGTCAGATCGCCCACCAACCCGTCCGGGATAGCAAGCGCGAACGGCGGTGCGGCTGGGGCCAGAGAAGCTGCCTCTGTTGTAACATCCAACCGTGCAAGCAGCCCCGCCGCGGGATGATCCGCGTCATCGGACAGATTGCCATCCAGCCGAAGGTCGGGGGCAGGCTGCCAGCCGCGCTCCATGGCGAGATGGTAGATCGTGCCAGCGCCAATCCGGTCAGGCCAGAAGCTCGCCCAAGCCTTCAGCGTGGCGGCAGGCACATCCTTGGCCGCCTGCGCAGACCAGTCAGCAAAGAGATCAGCCCCGGCCTCGCCAAGCGCACCTTTCAGGGCCATGCCGACGCGCATCCAGCTGTCGTAATCGAGCTCGGCGTTCGGCAGCCATGCGAGGGCGGCCTCTATCGCGGGCAAGGTACCAATCTGACCATGGCTGCGCGCGATGTCACCGGCTGGCGCATTGGAAGCCAACCCGCGCTGCCGCAGGGTTTCCGGCAGCAACGCATAGGCCTCGTCGAGAAACGCTACCGCAGCTTCGGCCGTGATTTCGGGCAAGTCGGTGATGTCGATGTCCGCCAGTCCCTCTTCGGGCCAAGCATAGGGTGCGCCGGTGTCCGGATGGGTGGCATAGGCCAGGAACTGCTGCCCGAGGCAGAGCACCTCCAACGGATGACGCTTGATGCCCCTGAAGGCCTCAGTGGTTCGATAGACCAGCATGCGCTTCGGGGCCCGGCCAATGCGCAGCGCGGGCGTGTCACCGAGACGCTCCCTGGCGAGCCGCTCGATCTGCAGCGCCAAGTCGGCATCGTCTTTGATGTCAATATCGACCGCAGCAACTGCGCCGCCGACAATGCCGATGCCGCAATCCGGCCAGCTGGCCCATGTGGCCACCTCGACTTCCGTGGTACCGCGCTCGGCATGGCGGTTCCATTCCGGGTAATCCGCCCAGGATCCACGCTGGAAGCGGCCGGGCTTCTTCGTGCCCGGGCCGATCGGCAGAATGGCATAGCCATTGGTCACAAGCCGCGCGCCGAAGCGCGCCATGAAAGATGTGTTGATCATCAGAAAGGCACCTCGGGGGTCATGGCGTCGAGGCGTTTGCGGTCCTTGGCCGCAAGCTCGCGCAGGTGGTCGCAATATCCGGTGACGACCGCATCGATGAAGCGGTCCCACTCGGTTTCAGTGAGGGTGGCAAGATCGGATTTGCCGATGCTTTCGAGATACGCGCCGCCTTGTTGGCCGCCGACGGTCATCGCCTGCATCTCATTGGGGGTCGGATCGATCATGCCCTTCCTCCCGTGGCAGATGTCTTGGCAAGTGCGGCTGCAGAGGCGCTTGCGGCTGGCATCGCGGCGCGGGTCCGAGACCCGGAAATCCCGGTCGAACCAGCCAAACCCGCGAGGTTGCCGGTGGCAGACGGCGCAGAGGCCGGGTTGGAGTGCGCGCATGAGTCAAACCTGTAGCCGGAGACTTCGACATAGCGGCCCGAGGGACGGACCGAGATTTCGCAGGGGCGGGCAAGACGCGCGGCCTCAGCGATGGCCTCATCCACGCTGAGCGGCACCGGGCAGCCCGGGGCGCGCTTGCGCCACCACTCCGCCGCCTTTTGCCGAGCATAGCCCGGATGCTCGATGCAGACCCATTCGCTGTAGGACTTCAGCCCGCAGCTATAGGTGACCTTGAGCGAGGGCTGCCCGCCCAGCTTGTCGTGGCGGCTGTAGGAGACGCCGTGCACGGGTAGCCATTGGACCTTCGGCGAAAGGACGGGAAGTGTGGCCGCCGTCGGCGCGATTTTGACCTCACGAGCCGGAAAGACGTAGCCGCAGTCCGGGCATTCCGTTGCGGAGAGTGCGATGATGCTGTCGCATTCCGGGCAGAGCTTGGTTGGGGCCTCACCGCCACCGGCCTCGCCGGGCCGCCGGGGCCGCACCAGATCGATCGGCCCGTGGCGGCGGACATTGCCCGCAAAATCGAGGACCAGGCAGTGTTCCTTGCCCGGCGCGAGGCGCGTGCCGCGGCCCACCATCTGCACATAGAGCCCAGCAGATTTGGTGGGACGCAGGAGCGCGATCAGATCGACACGCGGCGCGTTGAAACCGGTGGTCAGGACGCCCATCGACGCCAGCGCACGGATTTCGCCGCGCTTGAAAGCGGCAATGATGGCATCGCGCTCGTCCTTCGGCGTGTCGCCGAAGATCGTACGACAGGTGATGCCTTGGCGGGCGAACTCCTCAGCCACATGGCGGGCGTGCTCAACACCCGAACAGAAGGCCAGCCAGGACTTCCGGTCGCGGCCATGTGCGATGATCTCGGTGACCGCGGCCCGGGTAATGGCCTCCTGATCGACGGCAGCAGCCAAATCGCGCTGGATGAAATCGCCTGCGCGGGTGCCGACCTTCGAGACATCGAGCCGCGTGGCGGGCTGTTTCGACACGAGCGGGCTCAGATAGCCGGCGTCGATCAGATCACGCACCGGCGCCTCGAACGCGATGTCCGTGAAGAGCGCGTTCTTGCCCTCATGCAACATGCCGCTGTCGACCCGGAAGGGCGTGGCGGTCAGCCCGATGACCTTGAGCGCGGGGTTGATGCGGGTTAGGCCGTCCAAAAACCGGCGGTACATGGTGCTGGAACTGCCGGGGATGAGATGTGCCTCGTCGATCAGCACGAGATCCGTGTGGCCGACCTCGTGGGCGCGGCGGTGGATCGACTGGATGCCCGCAAAGAGGATGCGGGCCTGTGCCTCGCGCTTGCCCAAGCCCGCCGAGTAGATGCCGGCCGGGGCCTCGGGCCAGAGGCCGATCATCTCGGCATGGTTCTGGGCGATCAGCTCACGCACATGGGTCACGATCAGGATGCGCTGGTCGGGCCAGGCCTTCAGCACGCCCTCAATGAAAGCGGCCATGACGAGCGACTTGCCTCCGGCGGTCGGGATCACCACAAGCGGATTACCCTTGTGAGATTGAAAATAGCCGTAGATCGAGGTGATCGCGGCCTGTTGATAGGGGCGCAGGGTCAGCATGGCATGGCCTCCGTCGGGCGGGCGTCGTTTGCCCAGGTCGAGCCATCGGCCATGCGGTAGGTGACGATATCGTCGCCCGCATCGATGACCTCGCCCGGGACGAGATCGGGGATGAAGAGATGGCGAGTGCAGGCCGCACGCTGCTCGGCGGGTGCCAGCATCCGGTCGTGGCGGGCGCAGTGCCAGCCTCCGTCAACGGGTGTCGCATGCAGGCAGGACCGGCAGGTCACGGCCGCCCCACCGCCATCATGACAGGCGGCATGGTGATCGCAGAACCGGCACTCGAACCAGGCCGGGTCTTCGCTGATCCGCGCGGGCGGATGCTGGGCGAAGATGACGCGCCCGGCCTTGTCCAGCAGGCGTTCGGCCATGGCGCGGTCGGCTTCGATACGCTCGATATGCAGCGCGTCGGTGTCCTTGCAAACCGCGACGTACAGGGCACGGGTGATGCCCGTCAGATGCATGTAGATCTGCATCTGCGCGGCATGCTGGGGCTTGGCCAGCACCACGCCTTTGGCGGTCAGCTCAGTGAAGCTCTTGACCCCGTGGGTCTTGAACTCCAGCACATGCCAGGTCTTCGGGGCCTCGAGGATACCGATGGCAACGCCGTCCAGCGAGCCGCCGAAATGGCCGCCATGGGCTTCGACGCGGAACTGGCGGCCGGTTTCTGGATCGACCTCGAGCACCGTCGCGCCGGTGGTGCGCAGATTGCGCACGAGCCGGTCCTCTTCCAGCTGGCCGGTCTCGAAGAGGCGCAGCAGGCGGCCGGAATGGCGCGAAGGCGTGACCCAGCGGAAATCGTACCACAGCGCGCGGGCGCAGGACTTGCCGATGATCGAGGCACCGAGGTGATCGCGGAAACCATCACCTTGGCGGGCCTCATAGTCAGCGTAGATCGCCATCAGCGTCGGCGTGGGGGCTTCGGGAAGCTCGGCCATTACAGACCTTCCCGTTCACTGCGGGCCTGCGCCTCAGCCAGAATGCCGCTCCAGGTTTCCGGATCATGGCGCTCGCGCAGAACGCCGATCAGCGCATCCTTCAGCTTTTCGCGGCGGCGACGGCCGGTGCTTTTGGCCAGCAGTTCTGCCCGTTCACGGCTCAGATGCCGGAGCGCCGTTCGCGCGCGGTGAAACCAGTCCGGGTCGATGGGTTTATGACCCCGCTGCCGGGCCAGATCAGCCGTCGCAATCTGCGTACGGATCTTGGCAATGGCGTCGTCGAGTTCAATCAACCGGCGCTGATCATCAGGCAAGCCGGGGCTGATCACGGCCCCAAGGTTTCCCTCGGCGGCCGCGTTGTTGGTGTCAGTCATGGAAGTGTCCTCAGATGGGGTTGGGTACCGCCCTGGCCGTCAACAGGTCACGGCGGCGCAGCGCGTCAGCCCTTCTTGTTCCAGGGCGCAGACGCCATCTTTGGCGGGTCCGCAGGTGTCGGCGCAGCGGGCGTCGGTTTGGCAGCACGAGCCACCGCGCCGCGTTCGGGCGGCAGGTAGGCGACGGCATTGCTCTCCCCGTAACCATTCTTCGGCGGCCTGACCTTCACCTGGATCGTCATCGGGATCAGGTGCAGTTCCTCGCTATCGCTGACATGCATCTTGCCCGTCGCGTGGCAGATGGCCGACAGTGTGCGCTGCGCGATCTCCACGGTGGTCGGGTTCGGGTTCACGAGGTTCAGCTGATCGAAGATCTTCCGGCCTTTCTGCTCACCCTCGAGGATGTCGAGCATCAGCCAGAGAAACTGGCCCATGCCGTTCTTGGTGACGCGCATCTCGCTTTCAACGATCTGAGCGCGGTATTTGCCCGCAGGCAAAAGCTCCTGGGCGGTGGTGGGTTCAACGCTGGTGGCGTCGAAGGACGTATCGAAACGTGCCATGGTATTTTCCTTTCAAGGCGATCATTCGGATTGGGGCATGGCCGCCATGAACTCTGCCCAGCTGAGGGGCAGCGTGTCCGGCAGGCCGTAACGGTTCTTGGCGAGGAAGGCGGGGCGCTCCTCGGTGTGCATGACGCGCGCACC